GGATACCGTTTCAACGTTGCCGGTTGACGCGTTCTACCGCGCCGGTACTGAGCGGCGTGCGCTGCGACCGAAACCTGTGTGGATTGATAACCCGGAACCAGACCGCAACGTTTCACGCACCGATCACTACCAAATGATGTTGTTTTCCTTGTTGGTTCATGGGGAATCGTTCACGCGTAAGTTGTTCAATCAGCGCGGCGATGTGATCGCATTGCACATCATGGATCCGCGCCGCATCAAGGTCCGCAGGAATGATGAAGGCCGCATTGAGTATGTGGTTGACAACGGCAAAAACGTTTTGACTGAGGACGAGATTGTTCACATCACGGATCTGCGTTTGCCGGGTTCGTTGCATGGTACGTCTCGCGTTGAGGAATTGAAGGAAACTCTCGGCATCGCTAAGGCACTTGAGGAATACAGTGCCGCCTTTTTCGGAAGCGGATCAAGTGCCGCCGGGGTCATCGAGGTGCCGGGAGACGTCACGGCTGAACAGGCCAAGGCTATTCAGGACGGATGGGAAAAGGGTCACAAGGGTTTGCGCAAGGCGCACAGGCCAGGTGTCCTGTCCGGTGGCGCGAAGTTCAACAGTACGACAATCAGTCCGACTGATTCGCAGTTGATTGAGGAACAGCAATTCGTTGTTGAGCAGGTTGCGCGTATGTTCCGCATCCCGGTTCACATGTTGCAGAGCACGCAACCCGGCGCAATGTCGTATGCGTCTGTTGAGGAATCATCGCGGCAGTTCGTCACCTACACGCTGCTGCCGATCATCCAAAAGATCGAGAACGCTTATTCGATGATGCTTGTCGGTGATGGGTTCCTCAAGTTCAACGTTGATGGTTTGCTTCGCTCGAATCTGCAAGACCGATACACGGCGTATTCGCAGGCCATTCAAGGCGGTTGGCTGTCCATCAATGACATTCACCGGCTTGAGGATCTCGACCGCGTGGACGGCGGGGACGTTTACCGCGTCGCGTTGGCGAACGTGAACCTTGGTGCCGCGAACATTGTGGAACTTGAGAAACGCGTTGATATGGCTGCGCGTCTGGTGCAGGTTGGTTACGCGCCTGCGGCTGCGGCTGAGGCTGTTGGTTTGCCTGAGATTGCGCATACCGGTTTGCCGTCTGTGCAGTTGCAGAACGCTACGCAAGTGGCGGAGTCGGTCGCGGATGTTGAGGATGTTTACGGTGCGCGGTCCATGGATCCGGCGGAGTTCGCGGATGTTATTCGATCCACGATCACTGAACTTCCGCAACCTGTCGTGAACGTGAATCTGCCTGAGGCGAAAACGCGGAAGGTTGAGCGGGATAAGCACGGCAACATTTCTAGGATTGTTGAGGAATAATGGCGGGTTTAGTTGCGGCGGGTTTGAACGCTCAGGTTTCCGGTCTTACTGCGGTCGCGGGGTATGCGAGTTTGCACACGGCTGATCCGTCTACCGGTGGCACTAGTGAGGTCACGGGTGGTTCGTACACGCGTGAGGCGATTTCGTGGGGTGCGGCGTCTGGTGGCACGGCAATATCTGATGCGGAGATTGTGTTTGATGTTCCGGGTTCCACGACGATCACGCATCTTGGTTATTGGTCTGCGTCTACGGGTGGCACGTTCTACGGGTCTCGCGCTTTGGATACGTCGCAGACGTATGCCACGGACGGCACCTACACGATCAGTTCAGGGAATCTGTCTGAGTCTGTGAGTTAGCGTGGCGGGTCTGTTCACCCTTGATTCGGAGTCTTTGGGTGTCCTAGATGCGGATGTGCTTGGCGGGTTCGGCACGGGTTTCGTTGTCGGATCGGGTACGGCTGCGGGTTCAGTTTCGGGGTCCGTGGGGTTTGCGGGTTCCGCGTCGGGTTCGCAATCGTCTGCGGGATCTGTTACGGGATCTGAGAATAATGTTGGAACGGTAACGGGTTCGGCTACTGCGTCCGGTTCGGTGACCGGTGTTGTGGGGTTTGCCGGGTCTGTCACGGCATCTGGCGCGACTACGGGAGCGGCGTCGGGTAATCCGGCGTTGTCGGGTTCTAGCGTCGCAGGGTCCGTCTCAGAGGGTTCCGTTTCTGGTGCGCCTGCGTTGTCCGGTTCGGTGTCGGGTTCGGGTATTGCGTCCGGTTCGGTTTCGGGTTCCGCGATCAAACCGCAACCACCTGCACCTGAGCCGGAGCCGCAAGGCGGAGGGTTCGCGCCGCGTTGGTTGGTTCCTCCGCAGTTGCAGAAATTGCAGGCACGCGGCCGCATCATTCCGCGCCGGTCACGTAGCGCGGGTGCGATTAGCGGCAGCCGGTCTCAGTCCGGCGGCGTGGTGTCGGTGCAACTGTCGGACGGTTTCGTTCAGGGTTTGGCGCATATTGTTTTGCCGGTGTTGATTCCGTTGCGTGACAGTGTTCGAGAGCGTCAGTCAGCGGATGACGAATTTCTAATGTTGGTGGACTCATGATAACTTCCGGTCAGGTCACAGTTGGCACGGCGGCACCGGTTCAGATTGACGGCAACAGCGTGCAATGGACACGATTGACAATCCACAACAACGACAACACTAAAGTTCTATATCTTGGCGGATCCACCGTTTCAACAACTACCGGTTTGCAGTTGTTGAAGGAGGAAACCATACAAATTGATTTGGCACCGAATGAAGCGTTGTATGCGATCAGCGCGAGTGGTGCGCATGTTATTTCGTTCCTGCGTCAAACATTGGTGTAAATATGCCGTATTTCATTACTGATGAATCTGAGTGTCCGGCGTGGGCCGTGGTGAAAGAGGACGGCGAAGTTATTGCGTGCCACGACACGAAGCAGGCGGCGATTGATCAGATGGTTGCGTTGAGTATTGCGGAGGATCTTGAGCCGGGTGGCGAGCGTGTCGCTAATGCTGCGGTTGCAGTGATCACGGATATTGATGACACGATTGTCAGGAATGGTGTCCGTCCTGTTCGTGATGTGATTGATCACATCAATGCGTTGCCGGGTGATTTGTTTGTCATCACGGCTCGTGAGGAACGTCAGCGCGGCACGACGGTTACGACTTTGAGCAATGCTGGTTTGCGTGCGTTTCATTTGTTGATGCGTCCGGATGCTTCGGTGGATTCGATTGTGTTCAAGACCACTGAGGCTGCGCGTATCGCGGAGACTTACCGCATCACTCATGTGTTTGAGAATGATGCGGACACTCGGGACGCGTATGCGGGTCTTGGTTTGACGGTGTTGAATCCGGCTGATTTTGAGGCGCGTGCGGAACCGGGTGAAGTGTCGGTTGGTGATTTCGTTGAGTGGGATTCATCTGGTGGCATGGCGCGTGGTCAGATTGAACGGATAGTGACTGAGGGATCTTTGAATGTCCCTGACACGGATTTCACGATCAACGCGAGTGAGGATGACCCGGCCGCGCTGATTCGTATTTTTGCCGCCGTTGATGATGGGTTTCTACCAACGGAAACGTTGGTTGGTCATCGGTTGTCTACGTTGACAAAGATTGATCCGTTGGATCCGCCATCTGAGGATCGTGATTTGCCGGACGCGTATCGTCCTGCGTTGTCGGATGATGTGCCTGAGGGACGCGCCTGCGGCAATTGCTTTTTCTACGATGACACCAATGTTCAGGGTGATATGGCGTGGTGTGAACGGTGGGATGAGTACGTTCGCGGTGACTACTACTGTGACGCGTGGCAGACCCGTGAGACTGAGGACCGCGCTGAGAACATTCCGCAATATATTCAAGATGCTGCGGCGCGTGGTCTTGAGTTGAACCGTGAGGGTTTCGGCGGCGATGGTTTGACGGATCAGACGTTGCGTGAGGCGCGTGGCATGGCTCGCGGTGAAATGTCTGATGACAAGGTTGTGCGTGCGAGTGCGTGGGGTGCGCGGCACGCAGTTGATTTGGAAGCACCGAAAAACAGCGACCCGGATCATCCGGAGTGGCCGGGTGCCGGTGCGGTGGCGCATTACTTGTGGGGTATTGATCCGTTGGATCCGGGTCCGGCGCTGCGTTGGTTGGAACGGGAAGTTGAGAGAATCCGCGATGAAAGGTCTGCGATGAGTAACGTTGAGGTTCGCACTGTTGATGCGGAGATGCGTGCGTTGGATGATGACGCCAACGGTATGCGTTTCGGTGGTTATGCTTGGCGGTATTCCGAACCGTCTTTACCGTTGCCTTTCACTGAGCGCATCGCTCCGGGTGCTTTCACTCGCACGTTGAAGTCACGCAATGATGTGCGTGCCTACTACAACCACAATGATGAATTGTTGCTTGGTTCCACTCGCGCTAAGACGCTGCGCATTGAGGACCGCGATGAAGGCGGATTTGTTGAGATTGATCTACCGGACACCGAACTTGGTCGGTCAACCGCTTACCACATCAGGCGCGGTGACATAACCGGTATGTCTTTCGGTTTCTCTACTGTGCGCGACGAATGGTCAGCGGACGGTAACGAGCGCACTTTGCAGGAGGTGCGTTTGCATGAGGTCAGTGTTGTCTCT